CGCACCATTGATGTTCAAATTGCGGGCGATACAAATACTCTGCCCTCAGTTCGATACATGAGTCACTACGCTCCCAAGCCTGATGACCAAGTTTGGCTTTTGAATACTGGCGCTGACTTGCTTGGACTTGGAATGGTCGCTGGAGTTGATAGAACTTTGTCACCAGTTGCTTATCGCACTTCGGCTTTGACAGTTACAAAAGATACAAACACTTATGTTTCTTTTCAGGCAGATAATTCTGATGGATGGAATTGTTGGGTGGTTGGCGACCCAACAAAATTAACGGTGCCAGTCACGGGTAGATATATTGCTCATGCCTCCGTTCTTTGGGAGGGTCAAAATAGTGGCTATTGCTCTGTCTTTATTGAAAAGGCAACACAAGAAATCGCAAGACAAGATGGCGTACTCACAACAAAAGAACACGGTTATCACATGGCGGTGAGTTCAGTTCCCATCTCTTTGACTAAAGGTGATTACATTCGTATGGGAGTTCACCATGACCATAACCCTGATAACGATTTAATTCTTAGCGTGGGTGGCGTAGACCATACAGGTTACTTCAATGCGCTAAGTTTGGTTTACCTTGGCTCGTAGTCATGGGTTAGAATTAGTCCAATCTCAGTTAGGAGATAAGATGAAAAAAGAATATAAGGCAATGCTCGCTTCCTATGGGCGTTCATTCCTCAGCGCTATCACCGCCTCATTTTTCCTTTATGGAGGAGATTTGTTAGCACTTGATGGCGACACCCTTAAAGCAATTTTGGCAAGCGGTATCGCCGCTGTCCTACCAGTAGCAATCCGCGCTTTTAATCCCAATGACCCTGCTTTCGGCAAGGTCGGAGAGGCAGTCACAGAAATTATTGTCGGTGAGTTAAAAAAGCCACGGAAGAAAAGCGCAAAGAAATCATAAATGGTCAAGGGAACAGTTCATGCTCTCCTCGATATAGCCAAAAAAGAAATTGGTTATGTCGAAGAGAGCGTTCCCGAAAATAAAACAAAGTATCAAAAAACTCCGCAACCGTGGTGTGGCGCTTTTGTAGACTGGTGCGCGAAAAAAGCGGGGGTAGAGATACCTGAGTGTGTTTACACACCAGCAGGGGCAAAAGCATTTCAAGATAAGAAACAATGGATTGAAAATGGATTACGGGCTAATCCTCAGCCCGGTGACATAGTTTTCTTTGATTTTCCTAATGATGGCGTTGAGCGTATTTCTCATGTTGGCATTGTGGTCAAAGACAATGGTGATGGGACAATAACGACAATTGAAGGTAATACAACTCATGACCGTAAGGGAGACCAACGAAACGGTGGAGAAGTCTGTCTTAAAGTTCGTGCTTACAAAAAAACAAATGCAAAAAAATTGGGAGTGGCTGTTGTTGGTTACGGTCGTCCTAAGTTCGCTGAATCAACTATCGCGAGTTCTCCAAAAGAGGCTTGCCCTACTTGTGGAAGGTCCTTTTAGTTATGACAGAACCCGAGGTAACTTTAGGAGAAGTTATGCGACGACTTGATGAATTGACCATGGAGGTCAAACAAATGAACATCAATATCTCGCAGACTTATCTTCGTAAAGATGTTTATGAGTCCGACACAGAAAGAATCAGTCAGGCGATGGAACACATTACAGACCGCTTACAAAAGATGGAGTCGCGCTCTGAATGGGTCATACGAACAGTTGGCGCTCTCTTCATCGCCACAGTTGTCGGTGCCTCCATGTATGTTGGTCAAATCATCGGGTTTTGAGGATTTGACTATCTAACCCTAGTTGTGTATCCTCTCTCCCAAACGAGAGGAGCAACATGTCTGAAGTGTATGAAGTATCGGTTCATGAGTTCGAATTAGAACAAGAGCCGACCCCTGAACCCTTTGTGGTCGATAATGATTCAAAGGCTGATTGGGCAATGCGTAAGTTGGCGAGTATTCGCCGAAAGCAATCTGAAAATCAAGCCATCTTTGACCGCGAGTTACAAAGGGTCCAAGAATGGCTTTCTAAGGTCAATACAGCCCTTGAGAGGGATGCTGAATGGTTTGAGGCTAACCTCAAGCCATACGCCCTCCTACAACGCTCTGAAGGGCGTAAATCGGTAGTTCTAGCCCACGGCACAATCAAGACCACAGCGGGACGCGCCAAAGTCGAGATTGAGTCCGAGGAGAAGTTCATCGAATGGGCAAAGCAATTCAATCCTGAATTGCTACGAATCAAAACCGAGATTGATAAAAAGAATCTCAATGCTTTGATTACAGAGGACAATCAGATAATATCAACCCAAGGCGAAATTGTTCCATCGGTCAGAGTCATACCTGCCGAGCCATCAGTTTCGTTTGTAATATCGGAATAATCGAGAGGACAAAATGACAGAGAAAATATCAATCACTCAAGCACTTAATGAAGTGATGAAGGCAGTTGGAGGAATCGCAAAGAAAGACCGTAATCAAGCGCAAGGATTTAATTTCCGCGGTATTGATTCAGTTGTCAATGCGGTCTCACCACAGTTACAAAAATATGGCGTAATTGTTTTTCCATCAGTTGAAGATTATGCCTACGAAACAGTTGAGATAGGACGCAATCGCACAGCGATGGGTCATGTCAAAGTCAAAGTTCATTACACCTTCATGGGTCCAGCGGGCGATGCAATTCGCACCACCGTCGTTGGCGAAGCAATGGACTCAGGCGATAAAGCAACAGCCAAAGCGATGTCAGTTGCATTTAGAACGGCACTTCTCCAAGCATTATGTTTGCCGACAGATGAACCTGACCCTGATGCTCAAAGTTATGAACGCTCAAGTGCATCAGATGTTTTGGCGCCATCGGCAATCTTGATGAAGATAAATTCTTCAAACACACTTCATGAGTTGGCTGAGGTTGGCGCATATATCTCGAAGAACAAAGACGGATACAACGAGGATTTATTGACTCAGTTCCGCGATATGTTCGCAACACAGAAAAACAAAATTCAGCCCGTCAATGTTTTGGAGGAGAATAATGACGCTACCAATCAATCAGCCGGAGTTACCGTATAACGGAACCTCGGGACATAGCGGGACAGATACTTCGAAGAAGCGAGCGCTTGATAGCGATAGGTCAGGTAAGACCGCGTTGCGTCAAGCGCAAGCGCTTAATCTTTTAGCCGAGCGAACTTTCCACGGAATCACTTGGAAAGAGTTATCTGAAATCACGGGACTTCACCATGGAACCGCATCGGGTGTACTCTCCGTCCTCCACAAAGTAGGACGCATTGCAAGACTTAAAGAGTCTCGCAATGGTTGTAAGGTCTATGTGGATTTAAGATGTATTAACGGACGATTTATTGAGAGTCAGGGACGAAAGAAATCATGTCCCCATTGCGGAGGTAATTTGTGAGCATCAAGTGGATAACAAAGGTTTGGTCGGATTCTCCCTATAACGGAACTCGCCTTATCCTCCACTTGGCGCTCGCAGATATGGCACACGATGATGGAAGATTCTTTGCATCCCAAGCGCATCTTGCAAAAAAAGCGCGATGCACGACTCATTATGTTCGAGAAGTTATCAATGAGTTTGTCGCAGGTGGATATGTTGCGATTATGGTTAAGGGAAATTCAAGGGGAAAAGCAACGGTGTATCAGTTGCTCATGCCTCAACAACTCCCTAACTCAGATAGGGAGTCAGAATCAGAACTCCCTAACTCAGATACCCCCAACTCCCAAACTCTGACCCTTCAACTCCCTAACTCTACTTCACACCACTCGTCCTATACATCCGTCCTATCTACAACAGACGCGACCGCTATCGCGGTCCGTCCTGAATTTGAAGAAGTAGCAAAATCGTGGTGGGAAAAACAAGAGGTTAAGCCTTTGGGAAAGAACGCTTGGTTCTCTCTTTTGAAAGTTTGTGAAGCGGCTACGAAACGCGGATACAACAAGAGTCAAATTGAACGGGCGTTAGATTATATTGGCACCGTGCCGTCAATGCGTCAGATGGATTTAGTTTTGCGAGGAGTTGGAGTCAAAAGCAAGAATGAGAAATCAGCGATGACCGCGATGGAGTTGGCTCAAAAGTTGGAGAACGATGAAACTTTCTGAAGTCCCAATGCTTCTTGGCTTTGCTTCATTCATTGATAACCGATTGAGTGTAGATGAGTTGCGAGCGCGGGCTTGGTTTGAATCTCTTGATGAAGATTTAGAACTTGATGAGGCGAAACGCATCGTCTCTTCTTGGTATGCCAATCATGAGGGAGTAATCTCACCTTCTCATTTGAATCGAGAATTTCGTTACCGCAAAGCCTCAGAAGTTGAGCGAGCGCGTGGCGAGGAGTTATCGCGACAGTTGGAGGAGAGTAAGAAAAACAAAGCGTCGCCGGAAGTAGTTGCAAAATATATGGCAGAGATTAGGGCGCACTTGAACAGAGGAAAAGATGCTACGGTGGAAATTGATTCACGGGAAATGGCATCTGACTCATGAAGAGATTGCAATTTGTCGATTGGTTCTACAAATGGAAATTCAAACGAACTCAGAAATATGCCTTGCTTGCTTGGACGCCATCGCAGATGAAAGATTACAATGGCAAAATCTAAACCTTACAAAGTTGCAGAAGAGATTCGATTCCTAGTTTTATCTCGCGGTTTTTACAAATGCGAAAGATGCAAAGATGATTTTCTTACCAAGGGCGTATCTATTCATCATCGCAGACCAAGAATGATGGGAGGTTCAAAGAATCTTGAACTTCATAAACCAGCGAATCTGATTGCTTTATGTGGCTCGGGGACAAGCGGTTGCCATGGCTGGATTGAATCGAATCGAGTTGAGGCAAGGACTTTTGGTTATCTAATTCAAAAGATTGAGTCCGCCGAAAAGGTGCCTTTCAAAGATTTGAATGGCGACTGGTGGCTGATTGATAACAACGGACAAAAAACGCAATTTGACACAGAGTTAGAGGTGCCTCATTTTTAGCACATGGAATGTTTTTGCCAATTGGATGAGACCGAGCAAACGATTTACACGCTTGAGTTCCCGCAACGACCGTGGACGACTAATGCAGAGCGAGCAGGGAACAGATGGGAGCGAGCGAAACTCACAAAGGAATGGCGAAGCGGTTTTCTACTCTTGGCTAAATCAAGTAAGATTCCACAGATGGCTTGGATTACCGTCACGGTCGAACCGCATCAAAAGAATGGACGGTTACAAGATGTTGGCGCGTGTAATCCTTCAGTTAAGGCGGCGGTCGATGGATTGATTGATGCACAAGTTTTACCCGATGACTCACCTGAGTTCGTTCGGTCCATTGTTTTTCTTCCACCGAAGAAAGGCAAAGATTCGCTAGTGATTCATCTAAGAGGAGTTAGGAAAGAGAGGCAGTTTTGAATTGGGAAATAGTTTGGACCGTAGCGGGTGTACTAGGAGTTCTAGTTTTCTTCTCTCCATTTTTCCTAGCACTTGCTATTGCGTTTGAAAAGAGCAGAGCAAAGATTCAGTTGGAGTTTGTAGCAACAGCGAGCAGTATTGAAAAAAAAGTAAAGTTTGACGAGTCAATCGAACGCTTGTTCGAGGAAGGAGCAGGTCAATGAGTATGGTGCTAGAGGCAAGCGAGTTAGATGGTCGAGGATTAGATGAGGTCAAGTTATTGACGGAATCTATCCGAACCCATCAATTACAGATTCAAGATTTAGGAAAGCGCCGAAAGCAATTGATTCTTCGCCTTCGTAAGCAACGCATCACCTATCGCGAGATTGCTGAAGCCATGGGAGTATCAGAGCAGTTGATTTACAAAATCATTCGCAACGATATTCCTAGAGAACCTGAGTATGACGCACAGGGAAATCTTGTGCGTAGAAGAGGGCGTCCACCTAAACAACGCTCATGAAATTTATTGAATTATTCGCGGGCATTGGGGCATTTCGTCTCGGTCTTGAAAGAACGGGACATCAATGTGTTTGGGCGAATGAATGGTTAGAGAAACCGAGGAAAATTTATGCCCGAAATTTCGGAGAACAACCCGACGGACGAGATATTAGAAATGTTTCCGCTGGAGACCTTCCTGATGCCGACCTCATTGTTGGAGGATTCCCTTGCGCTACTTTTTCAGTTGCCGGAAAGCGAACTGGATTCTCTTTGGAGGACACCCGAGGGACGCTCGCTTTTGAGATGTTTAGACTCGCTAGGGATAAGGGAATACCGTACATCCTCTTTGAGAATGTCAAAGGACTTCTTAATCACGATAAAGGAAGAACATTCGAAATCATTCTCGAAGTCTTGGATGACATGGGGTATGACTGTCAATGGGAATTGCTTGACAGCCAAAATTTTGGAGTCCCACAACACCGTGAGCGTGTTTTCCTTGTCGGAAATCTTAGAGGAAAATCCCGACCAAAAGTATTTCCTATCGGAAGAACAAACAATAAAAATGTTGAATCGGAAGAAGAAAACAAAATCCAAGTCGCTCAATGGAGAAGAGGATATTTTAGAACCTATAAATCCGCAGGAATTCCCACTTTAACGGCAAACATGGGAACTGGTGGACACAATGTTCCCTTTGTGACAGGAAGAATTCCAAAAGAAATTGATGTATTTCCAACAATTGATGGTCACTATTGGAAGGGAATACAAAATAATCAAGGGAGAGGAGCGGTCATCGTAAAAGCAATTATGGATGTAAATAGACTTAACAAAAACCCGAATGGTCGAATGATTAAAGATGAAGGCGATTCGATGTACACAGTAACAGCCCAAGATAGACATGGTGTAATACTGGAGGATGAAATAAAAACTCAAATCAGGCGACTAACACCTCTTGAGTGCGAACGACTTCAAGGTTTACCTGACGGATGGACAGAGTTCTACGATGATGGAAAGAAGGTTTCAGATGCCGAGCGATATGAACGATGCGGTCGAACAATCACGATTCCAGTCGTCGAAGCAATTGGGAGACGACTCTATGAGTTCTATTGAGCCATTCTCGTTCGATACGATTCAAGACTTCGATGACCATATAGCAAGGTCAATTCCTAACTATCATTTACTGAGTTCGGCTATCTGCGACCTAGCGACTTTCTTTGTTAGACCTGAAACCCATGTAGTTGATATTGGTTGTTCAACGGGCGCTCTTCTTGAGAACATACCTTTTGGCGGTCACAAACTTGGTATTGATATTTCAAGCAACCTTTTGCCTCAAACTCAGAATGGTTCAAAACTTCACTTCGCCAACATCGACATTCGTAGTTATGAGAGATTACCCAATTCATCGCTAATTATGTCTATCTTCACGCTTCAGTTCCTTCCAATTCAAGACCGCCTTGGCGTCCTCAAACTTGTCTATGATTCCTTGATTGAGGGTGGAGCCTTCATCATGGCTGAAAAAGTTTATGAATCCGATGGTCTTTACGAAAAATTGATGACCAACGCTTATTACGATTTTAAGCGCAAGACTTTTTCGACCGAGGAAATCATGAACAAGGAAAGAGACCTTCGTTCAATCATGACAGTTCAAACAAGTGTCGATAATTATTTGATGGTTGAAAAGGCGGGATTTAGGCGGGGCGCTTGTTTTTGGAAATTCTATAATTTTGAGGCTTGGGTATTCGTCAAATGAAATCTAATATCAAAGTTGGAGGTGTAGCGAGTGTTGCGATTTCAAGTTTGGAAAGTTATCCATCCAATCCCCGTCGAGGTGACATTGAGGCTATCGCCCAATCACTTAAAGCCCATGGACAGTATCGCCCGATTGTGGTGCAGTACGGCACGAATTACATTCTCGCTGGCAATCACACTTACAAAGCGGCGCGAAAACTTGGCTGGAAAAAAATCAAAATTACTTATGTAGATTGCGATGAGCAGACGGCTCGCAGATTAGTCCTTGCAGATAATCGCCTCACCGACCTTGCTTCATATAACGAACCGCTCTTGAAGAATCTGTTGAGTTCACTTCCTGATGTATCAGGAACAGGATTCACAGAGAACGAAGTAGAAACTCTCGACAAACTTATTTCGGGAGATGAGAAAGCGCCGATTAGCGCTCGCGATAAGCCTTTACCTAGTGACCCTGAAGTAAAGGTTAGCGCTTGGAGATTTACGGTCGAACTCGAGGCGTATAAGGCTTGGAAAGAGCAGTTATATCAAGAGGCTCCGACAAAACAGAAAGCCATCAAAGCCATCAAGACCCGACTTGGATTGCCTGAACGAAAGCCGATTGAGCCTGAACCTCAAGATGAGATTGAGGTGAGTTCAACAGATGTCGAAACCGTATCGGTCAAGGAGATTCAGATACACCCTCTAAACCCGCGTGAGGGCGATATAGGCTCCATCATTGAGAGCCTGACCCATCTAGGTCAGTACCGCCCCATCGTGGCTAATAAGCGAACTAAGAGCATCGTATCGGGTAACCATACCTATCAAGCGGCAGTTCAATTAGGTTGGGAGAAGGT